CCTGATAATTCCTAAACCTCAACAGACTGTTTACAGGAGCATAACCGATTGAATCGTAAAGTGGGTCGAAGTTTGCCTTTACGGCAGCACTAAAACAAGCCGACAAATCATTGGTAGCGGGGTTGACGACCTTAACAACCGTGTCAAGAGTAAAAGTGTTGGTGTCGGGGACTTGACCCCAACCAAACAGAGAAAAGAAGAGTAACCCTATCAATAACCTATTTCGCATACTTCTCATTTATTAACATTTCCAACCTCTCCACTCTCTCCTGCAAATCTAAAATCTGTTGTTTCTGCCTTGCCACTACCGCAATCAGAATATCAGTATATCCCAAACTCTTATACCCCTTCTCATCCGTGTAAACAAAATCGGGCATTATCTTCTCCACATCCTGAGCAACAAGACCGAACCGTTTCCGTGCTTTGGGGTCGTCAATCATGCGGAATGTCTTAAAGTCAAGACGGTCTACCCAATAAAGGTTTTCAGCGTCCCTTATCCCATATTTATAACGGTAGTCAGAATTTAAAATAAAGTTAGTTCCCGTGAATGTAGATGTAGACGCTACCTGCCCCTCAAAGTACCCAGCGTAGCCACTTGATGAATTTGTTATAGCGTAGACGGCGTAACTATTCCCAGTATGACTGCGATTAATAAAATAACCAGCACTGCCGATATAGTTTTCAATAGATACATCTATCCCGTATGATAAATTGTATTGGTCGTGGTGTTCAACACGAACAGCGGCAGTCCCAGCCCCCCATGATTCTGCTAAAATTGCGTTCCCACCATTTTCGGATACGTTATTTGCGGTGATTGCCTTCCCTTCCTCTACCCCATTTTCTGCAATAAAAGCACTACTCTCGCTATCCGTAACCGCTGCTAATTTAAATGTAACACCTCTTCCTGATGGTCTCAGAGATTCTTTCCCAATCAATACATTATATGTGCTGTCAACCATTTGTATCTCCGTGTCAAGTTTCCACAACAAGTCAGACTGCGTAGCAATCTTTGTTGTGTCGATCCTTAATGGACTTGCAGTTGTTCCACGACCTTTAAGAAGGCTGTCAGAACTGTTCACCACATATTGCGTCCCCCAATCATCTCCACCGCTTCCTGCCGGTTTAGGACCATACATTACCTTCTTCGTTGAATTATTGTAGTAAAGAACATAGGATGTCGAATCAAATGGCAAAGTGTTCATATAAATTCCACCGGTCCCCGTGACTGTGAACAAGTTTGTTCCATCATTATTTTGAATATTAAGTGGAACATACGTTTCAGAATTTGCTCCAGACTTAATCCTTAATCCATTACTCCCTGACCCACCAAGAAAATACCCGGACCATCCGTTTGCCGTACTGGTGGAGCTTAAAAACTTCGTGGAGAGGGCCGATGAAGTTGCACCGACAAAGAGGTTATATGAGGTGTTATTTGGGTAAATGTTGCTCCCAGAAACCGTCCAGGGGGATGTCCCCCCTCCTCCAGAAAGTTCCGTCTCAACGATATTCCCACTTGCATCAACACCTAAAAGGTAATTCGCAGTTCCTGAGAAACTTCCAGCCCCGTACAAGTTGGCAAATAAACTCCCGTCACCCCTTACAGAAAATAGTTCATATCCGTTATACCTACCAACGTAAAGTGCCGGGTGTGCAGACGTGCTTCCGGCATAAATGGAAACACCATAACTCGTTTCTCCAGACGTGAATTTCCCGGCATACGACTGGTCAGTATTATTAACATTGAATTTTGTCCCTGAGACCGCATCTCCACCAACTCCAACATTTGAAGTGCTGTAATGAATCCCATAGGTATCGTTAATCCATTGTGTAGACCCTGCCGGCTGTGTCCAATTCCCCGTAGCATTAAGAAAGTATGTAGCCCCGTTATTGTTCCCCCCTGGTACAAGTCCAGCAGCCGTTGTAGATGATGAAAATAGGGGCATGGTAACTCCCGTCCCTCCGGTAATCCCCAATGCCCTTGTAGCTGCGGTATAGGAAAGGTCCTGTATTTCATTTGTTGCGGAGCTATCAGCATCGGCTACTGAAAAGGTTGTCCCGGTCCCATCGTTGATATTTACCGTGACGCTATTACCGGCCTTTGACTTACTTAAAACCCGTGTGTAGAACTTCGTATAGTCATGTTTAGATAATGCCCCTGTGGTGCTTACATTGGCCGTATCAAGCCCCAAAACTTGTGTCCCGGTGTTTAATTCAAGCCCATTTTGTTTTATGGGGTCAAGGCTTAACGCATTATGCGCAACGCCTCCTAAAACCCCCTGAATAGCATCATAAATAACATTCTTTGTGGCTCCGTCTAAATCATCGTCCCATGTAACTCCGTAGGCATCGTTTTCAATTATTGGAATCGTTGGTTTGTTTGAGAGGTTGTTATAATTTAGGTAGTATGTACCTTCCTGTCCGTCAAATGTACCGGTCCAGTCGGTCCCCAATGTATCAACACCCCAATTATAAACATAGGTTTTTACCCAATTCTTTGAGGCCATCAGGACTGAATCAATGTTCCCCAAGCTCATATCGTACTTTGTGGCCACCCATGAAACCGTATCAACAACAAGTGGAGATGCAGGGGTCCCTAACCCATCAAGGGTTTCATCATGCGTTACAGAAGAGAGTTTATTGTTGAAATTAGTCCAGTCTACCGCCAACAGATACCCATTTCGTGACCCATTTGCAGACTGAAATACAAGGACCTGTGTACTATCAATGTTAAGTCCCCCAGTCTGTGCTGAAATCCCTGATGTGACCGGAGGATGACCTATCGTTGAAAACAGACTGTCTGATAATTGTTTCGGGGTTACCCAGGTTGTTAAGCTATCCCTTTTTAAAAGAAAATTGCCCTCATAAATTGTATCATTCCCAATATATAAGGTATCGACAGTCATGGCAATAAGTATGCTGTCCGTTAGCTGCATCTTATTGAAGTCAATAGTGTCTCCGTGCCAAATGAAATGCCGTGTATTGGTAATATCCTGGGCTTGCAACCATTGGAAATAGTATTTTATGCTTTTGGGCTGGGCGCAACCTAAGGAAGTAATGAATATCAATGCTATGGTGAGTAGTTTTCTCATGGGGTGTGAAATGTTATTTTGGGCGTTCTCCTTGTTGTCTGCCACTTTGCAGTAGTATTCCTCGGTGAGTTCATGGTAAATCCGGTAGCTGTGACGTTTTTTACCTCAATGGCATTTCTGATGTCTATACCGTCAACATCAACGGCTTCGATAATGTTGATGGTATAGTCCTCTGCGCTATCGTAGGGGGGGTCTTCAAATGCTACCGATAAATCAACTCCGGCATACAAAAGTTCCTCCCCGTATTTCGCATTGAAAATCTCAATCAGATTTGCATAAAGCATATCTTCCAGGGCCTTGCGTACATCTTCTTCTGTCACTGCCATTATTGCATATCTTTAATGCACAATAAACACTTTTCGTATGCCAGCTTCGCCTGGTCCCTCTGCTCGGTGATCTGCAATACCTTCTCGGCAATCAGCCAGGTAAGGGCATCAAAGAGATTGTCCTGGATATTTTCAGGTAAGGTCACGGGGATATACCTGAAATGCTCAAGGGTGTGAGCCGTAATTACTGAGTAGTATTCCAGGACTTTTGTATTTCCATCCCATGTCAGGACGGCAACCGGCTTTGATATTCTTCCCCTTGTATATTTATTTCTTTGCAGTGCGTACAGAGGATCAAGGGGGGTAATCGGAACGGTGACGGGCTGCTCCCATTCAAACATCTTAAAGGACTGAAGTCTCAAAAAGTCAGAGGGGAGGGTTATCTTACCATATCTTCCCCATTCTTCGTCATTCTTAATTTCAACGGGAGTAGGGGTGTCTTCTTTCGGGGTCAGGATATGAAGAGGTGCGATTAACAGGAGTTCTTTGGCCACTTCATCCATCAGGACATGAATCATTATGTCCAGGGGATTCGTAACGTTGGGCATGGTCTCCGTTACAAAGGTAATGGCGATACCTTCCCCTTCCGGGATTACTTCGTCAATCTTAACCTTTGTGGCATTGATAACAGACATCCTGGATGCCGGGATAGTTCCCGTTACTCCGGTTCCACCACCACTCCCATCAAATTGCTCATGGTAGGCAGCAAGTACCTGTTCAAATGTTAGTCTTTCCGGGTCTAAGAGTGCCATGTTATCATTCTTTTAAAAAAGGCCCAGCCTTTTCGGACCGGGCCTCCCAAACCAAATCAATCGCTATGAAAAAACCACTGTTAGCTTTCAGCGGCCCAGACACCGGTGCTGGATTTGACGATCCATGCAGTTGTTCCGGTAACTCCGGTTCCGACCAGTTCAACACAGTCACCAGCCTTTGCGGATGCCTTTGTGTTCTGAATATCCTTGCCAACGACACCAGCGTCAACGACAACGGTAGCGGCCAGGGTGAAGGTTCCGGAAATACCGTCTGCGGCAACGGGAGATACAGAGAACCCTGCGGTCCCTGCGGCTTTGATGTTGATGAAGGTGTATTTCAGTCCGGCTTTTGTGGCAGGGAGAGACACAACCACCCCATCAGCATTGATCAGGAATACTTTACCGCAATCCTCTTCGGTGAGGGTGGTGTTTGCTGCCAGGGTTACTACCTCGGCAGATACGGCCCGGTCAACAATGTTGTTGAGGATATTCTTCAGTTCCATCGTGTCCCCGAAGTGGCCGCCAGTGAAAAAATTTCTTACTTTTTCGATCATTTTACTACGAGTTTAAAAGATTTGTAAATTCGACTTTCTGCTCTTTCGCCATAGCCAGTACTTCCCCTTTGTTTCGCATTTTGGTAAAGGGTATGCCCTTGTTCTTATTGAGCCATTCACGGGCCTGTTGTGAGTTGGTGGCCCCGGTTACGATCATTTTTTCATCGACTTTTACTTCCCCCGGTTTTACGGGAATGGGGTCTTCCATTTTCTTTTCGGATTCACAAACCCAGTCAATCCCGTATTTCGGGTGATTTTCAAGGGCTGCGATAATGGAAGGGTCACTTGTCCGATAGGTTCCAAAGACCATTTTCGGATGGGTGCGACCCCCTGTAAAGTGAATATATACCTGGCTATTACCTACTCCTATTGTGGTGGAGAAGTTAATGGTTACAAGGCTGCGATATGTTTTTGTTATGGTCATGGCGATAATAGGATAGGGGAGTTACCCCTATCCGTTATATTTAAGCAGGTTTCACAATAAGGTGGGTGTCCGGGTACTTCACGATAGGACAGGTCACCTCGGTAAGCACTCTGGCTTTTGCATTACGCTGTCCGGAGGTGCGAAGGTCAAGTTCCATTTCCTTCAGAGGGATAAAGGGCCTTTCGTGGATATGCTGGAGGTCCAGGAAGATTGCATAATCATCCCATCCCGACATACTCATCAGGTTATGTTTATGGAGGTAGATCACTTCGTTTCCAAATTCGATCTTGGCGAACCGGATTCCAAATACTACTTCGGTCTGGTTGGCTGCCAACTGCTTCTGGATATGGTCAACGGTTTCCAATTTCTTCCAAAGAGTACTTCCAATGAAGGCATGACGGACTTCGCTTCCGTTATTGTCTTCAAACAGCATGGAACGCCAGGTGGCGAAATCGTTAATGGTCACGGACGAACCTACCGTAGTGGACTTGGTGAGGAACTGGCTGATACCACCACAAGTATAGATCATGTCTTTGGTGACTGCATCCTGGTCTGCGGACCTTGCCCCAAACAGGAAGGAGAGTTCTTTGGTGGCCCTCATGTCGTAAATGTTCAGGCGAGCATAGTCCGAAAATCCCCAGTCCACCCGTTTCTTGTGGATGTTCTGCCATGTGGATTCTTCGATCTGAGCCATGAAGTTCTGACAGTAGTTATAATTCTCAAAGGGCAACATGGCATAGGGAGTGGTCTGCATCGCAAGCTCAGATTCAGCTTTACCCAGGCGCACCAGTACGGTATCTTCAGCGATATTGTCGTGGAATACTCTCTTCCCTCCGGTGTAATACCCATTAAGGGCCTGGAGTTTCAGGGTACCAGCAGTATTGTCCTTACTCAGAACACGGGCCACCAGGTTATTAAAGGGCAGTTCCACGTTGGCTGAATCGACATAGGTATATCCCTTCACTCCGGCCAACTTAACCGTGTCATGGGCATCCCACATATCAATATCGTCAACGGCCAGGTCAATGGTCTGAGCATCCCCTACGGTGTTGGCGGTCTTTACCGTGTCTTTGAACGGTTTGGTGTCTACTTCAAAATACCGCACTTCCAGAGATTCAGCCTTGCGTTTCTTTGCCCTATTCCGGAAGATGGTGTCCAGGGGTGTCCGGGACGGGAGCATTTCAACGATTAGTTTGTCATAATCCGGTTCATCAACATTGGGCGCACCTTCTTTAACCGCCTCAACGGTCACAGTGTCATCAACGATCTCCCCGGTAGCGGCCATGCCAAGAACAAGTCCGCTGGAGCCAAGCAGGATAGAGAACAGGTCAACGCCTGTCATTACACTCCCGGCAATCATTACTAAAACAACTGCCGAAATCAAAAGCCTCAAATACTTTAAATGTTTCATGTTTCTAAAAAAATTTAATTGTTATTCTTCTTCCAACAACTGTTGAAGTAATGATGTCGGACGTGCCGACTTGGGTTTCGTTCCTGTTGCGGTGAGCTGGGGGATGGTCTTGTTGGCAGATGCCTTCTCCCTTTTCTCCACGATCTTTTCATTACGGGCGGCCACCTTACCGACCTCTTCGGCATTGGCTACATCCTTGTCGTAGTCCAAAGCCTTGTCAATAAGCATCATGTGTTTTTTGGTGATCTTGTCATTGAGGAAGTCCTGTCGCAGCTCCTCCATTTTTTCAAGCCTCACCTTCACTTCTTCGTCCCCGTAGTTCTTTTCCTCCATCCAGGCTTTGATCTCCTGAATAGACATCTCCTGGTTTTTCCGGAGGGTCCTTCCGTATTCCTCCTTCTGTTTAATCCTTGCCTCGGCTTCCTGATAGGCTTTGGTCATTTCATCATAGTCCGGGTCTCCTTCAACTGCCTTAAAGGCATCGGGACCGTATGACCTGGCCAGGGCTACCCTTCCTTTTCCTCCCGACATGATCTCTGACAGGGCCGCCCCTAATTCCGGGTCGTTCTCTACGGCAACTGTGAGTTTTGTCTGAACCCGGTCAAGGGCTTTCAACAGGGTAAGGACTGCGGCATCAACGGCTTCCTGGTTGGAAAGATCAACGCCTGGAGTGTATTTCTCAACAAGGGCCTTGATTTCAGCAACTGTTCCGGATTCCACAGGGGCGGCAGGAGCATCAGAAGGGGGTACATCGGCCATTTCCGGGGTAGTCTCCGGAACTTCCGTCAAATTCTTTTCTTCTTCCATTTGCCTCTGACTTTAAGTTAACTTAAAACGCATTGTCAAAGTAATGGAAGTTGTTAATATTAATGCGTTTAAATTAGAGTTGAGAAATTGTGAATTGTATCTATTTCGCATATATTTACCCGACATAATCAGATATATCTATAATGGTGGCAAAAACGTTAAGAGGGAAGCATTGTGAACAGGAAGTGATCAGCTTTTACGAAAAACTTCATGCCGATTATGGAGAGATGTTCGGTCATATTTCACGCAGGAAAATCTATGAATGTATCAGCGATGAAACCGGATATTCCGAAAACAGGGTTGCAATTATTGTTCGCAGTTACCTCAGAGGGAAAATAAAAAGGGCAAATTGAAGGATACAGCGACAATCCTTGTTGAAAACAGGAAAAGGAATAAGGCTCTGGATGCCCCTTACGATCCTGTTACCGGGAGAGGTTCCCTTATTCCCAGGACAGAGGTCACAATAGGGGATTTCGGCATTAACATCCTCCTACCTCAAACCATGCTGAAGGTAGAGTGGGTGAAAAGAGTTATTTCCCTGGGGAGTTTCACGGAGTATGCAAAAGAGATCAACGCTAACCCACTTGATGTCTTCCTGGCATGGACGCAGGAGAGATATATTCACGATTTTGAATACTGGGCCTTTCAAAACATTCAGATATTCCATAAACTAAAACTTGTCCATGTTCCCTTCTGCCTGAATTTACCACAGAGGACCACTTTAGAAGCATACGAAAAACAGCGCAGAGCAAACCGGCCTATCCGGGTGATCATTGATAAGGCTCGTCAGTGGGGAGGGTCAACGCTGACTGAAATCTACATGATGTGGATTCAGCAGATTCACAAGAGGAATTGGCACATGGCCGTTTGCGCACAGGATGATAGCGCAGCAAAGAATATCAACGCTATGTACACAAGGGCCGCAGAGCTTTACCCGAAAGAAACGGGGTCCATATCCCTCGGCCCATACGAAAGGTCTCCGAAAAACAGGATATGCAAGGAGAGGGGGAGCATCATCGGTGTAGGCTCCTATCTGGCCCCTGATCAGTTCCGGTCCTACAACTACCCCATGATCCACTTTTCAGAGGTGGGGCTTTATCAGGACACAATGAAGCGAAAGGCGGCCAATGTTGCCCAGTCTTTGAGAAGTGCAGTTCCCTATGTCCCATATTCCGTGATAGTTCTTGAAAGTACTGCAAAGGGTGTGGGGAATTTCTTTCATAACGAATGGTTGTCTGCCATAGAGGGGAAATCACATTATGCTCCTGTATTTGTCCCATGGTGGCAGATCGAAATGTATAGGTCGGAGATATTGGACTATGACCTGTTCATCCAAAATATGACGGAATACGATTGGTTCCTGTGGGGTATTGGGGCCACTCTTGAAGGTATCAACTGGTATAAGCTGACAAAAGCCGGGGAGAATTACACAGACTGGCAGATGAAAGAGGAATTTCCTTCTACATGGGAGGAGAGTTTTCAATCTTCAGGACACCGGTATTTTGACCCGGCCTATGTTCAGGCTCTTTCACAGGATGTATGCCCTCCGGAGTTTATAGGGGATATATTCGCAAAAGCCAGGATAGGGGAGAACGCCCTTATTGATATTCGATTCTCAAATGTAGAGAAAGGGCCATTATGGGCATGGAGTATGCCTGACCGCACACAGCTTGTTAAAAACAGATACTGCTTCTTCGCTGACATTGGTGGAAAGACCCATAAAGCCGACTGGTCAGTATTGAGTGGGATGGACCGTATATGGATGATCGAAGACGGAGACCCCGAAGCGATATTAACGTATCGTACCCACATGGACCAGGACTTATTCGCCTGGAAATGCGTTCAGATTTGCATGGCCTATGCCGTCCCTGAAATTGGAGAGTACCCACTACTTGCCATTGAATTTAACAGCTTGAAGAAAGAACAGGGAGAGGGGGACCACTTCTATACCGTATTGAATAGACTATCTGAAGTCTATCCTAACCTGTATATCCGGAACGACTTTGAAAAGGTGGGTGATGAGTTTATCCCGAAATATGGGTTTATGACCAACCAAAAGACCAAGACGATGATTCTGGATGCTCAAAACGCAGCCGCAAGAGGGAGGTTTATGTCCGACTTTGGGGAGAAAGAGGGTTATGCCTACATAGAACATGACCAGAGGGCCATCAATGAAATGACATGGTATGAAATCAAGGCAAATGGTAGTCTTGGAGCCATTGACGGAAAGAATGATGATATTGAGATCACAAGGGCCGGCTGTGTATGGCTATCAAATGAACACATGGATAAGCCTTTCTATGTAGAAGATCAAAAAACAGGGATATACAAGCCCAGGGTAATGAGGGAAAGTAACTTTTAATTGTAACGATATGGCGAATTTATATTTTAAAGGTATCAGTGTAATGGCTGAGAATACAAAGAAATGGTTTCTCGGTGTGGTCCTTAATTTCAATTATCGGCTTGCAAAGGCAGATGCGATAAGGTTCTGCGAACAGTACAACCGGAAATACTATGTGATCCAGTCCTCCGCAACTCAGTGGAGAGTGTTTTCAACTGCCGATGTCCGGAAGCTGAAACAAATGAGGGTGTTCAAAAAAGACCTTACATTTAAGGAAATGTCAGAGAAAGCAGCGTTTACGGCTTTCCCGAAAGAGAAATAATAAACCTATAAGTTAATTTCCATGAAGAAGAAACCAAAAAACGGACATCCAAAACAAAAGGACCCGTTTGACAGTGTTTTCGCTAAAATGACAGAAGGTGAACGGGATGAGTTAGTCTGCCTTTCATTTTCTGGTATGTATATAAGAAGCTCAAACACGGTTTTGATGGGGAGTGACGCTATGGATCGGTATATTAACTTCAAACAATCAATGATTGATAAATACTCTGGAAAATGAAAAAGAAGAAACTTAAAAAGCAACTCAAAATTTGGAAAAAATCTTACAGGGATGCTATTAAAATAATTAAAGAAAAAAACGATCAGATTAATACACTTGTTTTTGAACCGGAATCTGATAATGCAAATATAATTAGGTACGGTAGAACTTTTAACAGAGAACTTAATGAATTAGTCATGTTTGGTATGAGAAATATGTCTGTAGACGAAGTATCTAATGGCAGGGGTATTCTGGATATGATTGAATATCCAAATACTCCAACGGGGACTATTGAAATAAATGTTGCCGGTATGGACACTAACCAATGGGTTAGCACTTCGGCCATTCCGAAAAAGGTTTAACTTTTAAATTAATCACTATGTCAAGAATCAGTATCAAAATCAATCTCCGGCAGTTAAAATCTGCCGTCCGTGAAATGAAGGGGCAAACCGGAATGGTCAAATGTCTGGTAATCCCCATTGAACAGAACAACCTCTATGAAGGTGAACAGGGTATCTACCTGGATTGTGTCGGCTATGAGCTGAAAGAGAAAAAGGCAGACCGGAAAGACACCCACGCCATCAAACAAAGTCTTCCAAAGGATGTATATGAAAGGATGTCGGAATCTGAACGCAACGAAATGCCTTTCATCGGTAACGCTATTGTCTGGGCAGTAAGTGAACCGGCTCCCCGTGAATTTCCTGTTGAACTCCCACCGGCTGACGAATACCGGACAGAGGCTAACGATGATCTTCCATTTTAAAAAACAAACCCCGGCCATTACAGTCGGGGTTTTAAATTGCTAAACGGACACTTTAACCATTATCCATTCATCGCTTTCTGAAGAAGGGCCATAGTCTGGGGATCGCCCTGCGTGGGCTGACCACCGGCCACTTGTTGCTGTTGCGCCATTTCCTGTCGTTTGTTGCGGACCGTTTCAAGCAAAGTATCTGCATAAGGTAAACTGGTGTTCGCCAGATAGGTTTCAAAGTCAATTAACCCGTTTGTCAAAAACTCTTTCAACGCTTCGTCAATGATGTTCCTGTAAACAGGACTGTCTGCACTCTGGGCTATCACCATGTCAAATTCAACATCCCTCACCATTTCAGGATCATAGAGAACTGCCGTATCACGATAACTTGACCCACTTACCGCAATCCACCTTTGTTCCGTGTAAAACTGCTGGACCAGCTTCAGGGCCTTTTCGTTCCTGTCCTTCCGGAAGGTGTTGAAAGGTTCAATCAATGGCTTCAGGTTAATGGAGCTGTTCTGTGCTTCCTGTGCATACCGGCTGGCCGGTGTTCCGCTTGTGGCCACTTGCCCCTGCATACTGGGGTGTACTCCCGATACCGTTTGCAGGAGATTGATTTCAAACTGAATCATATCCCCCATTTTGAGGTGTGCTGCACCACTCTGAAGTTCAAATGGAGCCTTGGCCCCATCCTTCAGCTTTAGGGCGATCACGCCACCTACCTTTACATACTCATCGGCAATATCCTCCAAAGACTGCCCGTTCAGGGATGCCTCGTCAACGATCAGGGTGTTTTTGGTGCTGGTCCCTAACATGAAGTCCTGGAGGGTCTTCAGTCTGTTATATTGTCTCTGTATATCGTAGAGGTCATACACCAATCCTGACAAGTGACCGTCTACCATGTGGTTGGGGGCAAAGATGTAAGGGTGTGAACCGTGCCAATAGGGACTTTCGCCTTCTTCCAGGATGTCCCCGAAAGGAGAATAGAATCCGTACATCCACCGTTCTTTGTATTCCTCCCAGGCTTCAATAGGAGGTATCTGATCTTCGGTGATGCCGGGCATGGCTTCCATGTATTTCTGTTTTCTGACCATGTTCAGGCGTTCAATATCCTTCATGGTCCCCTCAAATTCCCTTAATGACCCGTCCATCCAGTCATGAACCATAACAACTCGGACAGTTTTGAGTTCCCACGCAACAATGACCCTACATTTTGATTCATCGTCCGGAATGTAAAAGTCAAGGCTATAAACCCGGTTAGTGTCGAGACCATTGAAATTTGAAAGGTATCTGTATTTGTCAGACCTCCCATAAATCTCTTCAATCCTCTTCGCCTTCTTCGGTGAATTACCAAATGCCTGTAAGACCTTTCCATAAGTAGTGTCGATTATTTCACCAACGAGCCTTAAATCCCTCCATAAAACATCCTGGACATCGGCATTGAAGAAAACAAAATGGGGGTTCACGTTTTCAATGAGTACATCCCAGCGTTTTTCCTCTCTCAGCCATCCCCAGGACACCTTCTGCACCGGGAACCCTGAGATGATCTTTTCCGTCAAGGCTGCTGCGTCCAATTCCTTTGTATCGTTACGGTCAAGAACGCTTTGCAGGGCATTGGAGAGCATTTCCGTCTCCTTCCCCTTGTCCCTTGTCCTGCTGATTACAACTGCCTTACCCCTATCACTACGGAACTGGCCGACAATAGAGGTGGCGATGGGTTTGATAAGGTTCTGTTTCAGGGGGATCTTCCCTTTTGAGGAAATGTACTCTTCCTCCCGGACATAGATACCGGCATCGTTTAAGACTTTCTCATGCCACTGGTCCCCGTTGTAGTACCTGGCCCATTTCTCCCTCTCACGCCTCCATGAACCCAATGCAAGCCATGACTGGTAGTAATACTCCAACCGTTTAAGACCTTCCTGCATCCCCTCGTCCTTCTCTTCCAGCACATCATCGGGGAGTTTCTTTGCCCTTACCTTGCTCATTACAAGTTTAGGGTTGATCTTTTCAATGTTTTGTATCATTTGTCGTATTTTTCTTTGATTTTGTCAATCCTTTTCATCGCCTCTTTCATAGTCTTTACCATTTCATCCATGCCTTCACCTGTTTTGTAGTCCACTCTCTCGGCCTGGAGTTCGATTATGTTGTCATAAACTTTAATGGTCTGAAGATACTCCTGGAGGAACCTGTTGCCATAAGCCTCCCTGTACCTTGTGGTATTCCCTGATAGCCTCACATCCTTCTTGTAGGCACTCAGGATATAGGGATAGTCTGAAATGTAGGACTTTGTTTGCTGATACTCCCTGATCGTTCTCCATTTCGCTTCCGGGACCTTACGGACAAAGGCATTTACAAATGGTATATTGCGGAAGTCTACTGGAGTATTCGGGTCTGCGACCTGGGCCAATGTCGTGATTGCGTCAGTAAATACACCTCCGGTTCCTCCTGTGTACCCCTTCAGTATATGTTCAATCTTCGATGGGTTCCAGTCCATTATCCAGGATACTCTTTCCATTCCATTCCCGTCTGCCTTTACTCTCATGTAGGTTTCTGTCTCTCCTCCTCCAACTTTGAAAGCAAGGTCCGTAATACCTTTCAGGAAGGGATTGACATTTGACTTGCCCTGTCCTGCATTTGCCATTCTGTTCTGAAGAGCCAGGGTGAAAGGTTCGTTATAAATCTTCTGCCCCATGAAGTTACGGTTTTCCAGCATTTCAACCACCGGCTTTGTGATGGTAGGGGCTATCGGAGATAGGCTGAACCCTTCGTTACTGAATACTCCCGTAATATCCACAGGGAGCAACCCAGCCATGAAGTTTGAAACACCGATTCCAGGAGCCTCTTTCGCCTTTACTTTCTTATTGGCCACATCATAGACAAGGCTCCCCATTGAGTAGAAACCTCTCCAGAATTGCGGAAGTGGTACTCTCAGGTACTTATCTCCTTTCTCTCCCTTTGCAATCAGTTTGATGATATTGGGGATGATCAGGTAATTCCTACGGGCGTAGTCGCTGACGTTATAGTAATCATCATCATCGTCACCGGGGAGGAGGTCATTGAGCATGGTAATCAGAAAACCGGAAGCCATGAAACCACCGGCAGTCACCATGAACCGTTTTGGATAGTTCCGTGCAAGTCCGAAGTTTTTAAAGGCACTTTCAAGGGCCACATTAAAGAAAGCCCAAACGCTGTCAAATGCTTTTGTGATCTTTCCCTTGCGGTTAAAGTTTACAGTAGCCTCCTTTGCCATTGAAGCCGCTTCCTTGTCAGTCTTTCCGGATTCTACGGCAGTTATGAATATTGAAAACCTTGTGGCATCCTCAAATATGCGGTTCCACGTTTCTACGCTGGACTTCAGGTGTCGTAAATTCCTGGGGATAAAGTTCTTTAGCGTTCCCTTGTTGGTGAGGTCCTTTATCTCCTTCTCGGCCTCCTTTTCTATCTGCTGAATGTCTTTGCTGTGGGTGTACCCCGTGATAGCTCCCGAAAGGTAGAACCGTTCATAGAGATCATCGTCAGGATTTGTCTCAGGATTGTTATGTCCGTGAATACTTCTCCAAATGGTAGGGAAAGCCCGTTTGTAGTTGGCAATGACTTTAGCTCCGCTTTCTCCCTTTATCCACTGCGTCAAAGCTCCTTCCTGAAGGTCACGCATGAAGTTGGTAAATGGGAATACAACATTCCAACTTGTGTACATGGACTTCTGCATATTGTTCAGAACACCGATGGTGGAGGCCAGGGGCTTGTTCCAGTTGTCTGCATCCCCGACATTCTTGGAGAACATATAGCGGAAAGTAGTATTGCTGTGGTTGAAAGCATGGGCCACCTCCAGCATATTCTTGTCCTTGCTGTCGAATACAAGTACGACATCCATTTTTTCAGTGCGGACCCATACTTCGTGTTCTTTGGCCTGAGCTGAAGTCCTCAATTTCTCATGATGTGAGTAAACCTTCTTCTTTGCCTCCCCTGCATCAATAAGGGATTGATCAGGTTTTAACAACTCTCCGGATTCCGGGTCCCGGTAAATATCCCACTCCCAATTTCCAAAAGCGTCATAGACCTTGATGTAATAGGCCGTTTTTTGCCGGACCATCTTCTGAACTCCGGGAACCTTCCAGTTATCGAGTAAAAGATTCAGCATTTCCCTGCGGACTTCGTTGTCCACCTGTTCCCCTAATGCTTTAAAGGCTACGGACTTCATGTAGGCAAGTGGATTTTCCGCAAGCGATGTCCTCCCATCAGCATGAACCAGGGACTTTCCAAAACCACCTCCCTTGTGATACCTTAACTGATTGGCAGGTCCTTCCCTCCATCCTCTCAGTGGGACGAAGTGTTTATACCGTGCCTTCTGGTATTCATATTCTTCTTCACTCAGGGTATTTCCCTTCTTCCATATCTCTAAAATTTCTTGACCGGCTTCGTAGTTGGCATCCCAGAGGGCTTTTAACAGGGCTTCTTTCTCTGGGGTATCAAATCTTGCTTCATATTCATCAACAATAGCCTGTGCCAGCTCTTCAGGATTTTCAAAACCGTTTATGCTATTACCACTCTCGTCTTTGTCAAATGGCATAATACCGGAGTAGTCCTTATTCTTCAGAGATTCTATTGCATCAAAGGTGAACACGTCAATCTCATCCTGTGTTGCGTCAGGATTGGTCTTCTTGAACTTATCCACCATTTCATTAACCTCTTTCTGTCGGAGATCAGGGTTCCTCTCAAGGGTATGTTTGGCGATCATGTAGGGAAGGATATCTTCTCCGTTGAAGCCTGCCTTACGAATATCGGAAATGGCCTTTAGTATAGGCTTGTATTTCTTATCCATGTACCGGGTATAGAGAGATTCCATTCTACCTTTTGCCAAGTCAATCGCCCGGTAAGGTTGCGAATTGTCGGTCAATTTCCCCCCTAATTTGACAATCTCCTCCTGTAATCTCTTAATCGGGAGGTCGATATTCTTCCAGAATTGGAGCATCTGATCACGGGTTTCATCCCATGTCTGGTTAATGGCTCTTTTCTGTGCATACCTGTCGGCAGCGTTCTGAACCACATTCTCCAA